TTCCATCATCTTTGGAAGAAAACCACGAACATCTGTTTTAAAGAATTGACCGTTTGGTGTAATTGTCGCATTTGTTAATTTGCTTAAGTCAATTTCTTTCTTGAGCAACTTTTCAACAGAAACAGATTGAGAAATGATATTACGCATTTCTTGTGTGTAATTTTGTGGTTGAATCAGTGTTTCTGGTGAAATGTTGTATTGCATAATTAGGTGTGGATACAGACTGTTCAAGTCAAATGATGCAACCCAATTATGCAAACCAATCTGTGGCTCTTTAACATACGCTCCTTCAAATGCAGAAGTTTTATTTGCTATTCTTCTTGGAGGTACAACAATTTTACGATCAAGCAGATAATTATAAATCAGCGCATCCCACATTCTGGTCTGTGCAAAAATGTCATCATAGTTTGTTTTAGTATCGTATGCCAGAGTCAAACCAAGTTCGATCAACTTTAGTTTGTCTTCGAGTGCTAGAACCAAACGAACGTCTTTAATGTTATAGTCAATAAATTTCTGATAGTCCAGTTTATATAATTGATGAAGATTGTCATATTCATCATAAGACAATTTACTTTCACCAAGTTCAATACTAGCTATCGTATCCAAACGATAGTTCTCTGCATTCTTACCACCAGGTGCATACCACTGATACAGTTCAAGATAGTCGAGTGCAGATACACCAACTATTTCATAAACAGTTTGCTCTCGACCTTTGAAAACTGTGGTGCGCTGAGAAATAATATTCCAAGGTGAAAGTTTCTTTACATCATCTTCACCAAGTATACGTGTGAAACGATTGATAATATAAGGAATATCAAAGAACTTGATATTCCAACCAGTAACAACGTCAGGCTGATCGCTTGCCCAATCAGCAAGGAAACGTTCACACAAATCAACTTCATCTTTGCAAGTAACATAATCCACATTATCATCATTATTACGATAAGAGCCACAACCATAAACGGTAGTTTTACCACCCAGTCTATGCACACCTATTGCTGTGATCGGCTCTGTTGCCCTGTATGGGTCTGGAAAACCATTTTCTGATCCAACTTCAATGTCTATGAAAGCAACGTGAAGATTAGAAATGTCCCAATCAATGCTGCCTCTAAAAGTGTCAGCAATAAAGGCATATTCATACCTTGTATTGCCATAGATTTTAAAGTTTGCAACTTCTTCATAACGCTTAACAAAATCACGCGCCTCCCTGATGGTATCGAAGGTCATTGGTTCTAATGATTCGTTGAACAATGAACGCCATTCGGTTTGTTTGTTCGACTGTAAAAACAAAGTCGGAGAGTATTTGACTTTGCTCTTTACTCTCCGACCGTTATTTACACCACGAAACAGAATGTGATTACTGTGAACACATACGTTTGTGTAGTATTTACTCATTACACTTTTAGTCCTGCTGGTGCTAATTCGATGCGGCTAAACATTCTACGGTAATTTTCTAACAAATCAGCAACTGGTGTGTTGACGGTTAGTATATCAGAACGTTCAATACGAATACCTTTATCAAACTCTTCGACAAAGGCAAGATATGGTGCAAAACCCACACCACCGGGATCATTAGCAGAACGTGGTGGCACAGAGATTACCTGCACTGGATTTTTGATGAAGTAAATTTCACTGTTACCTTCATCCATAATTTCACCAATAATTGTTTGGTGTGTTTTAAAAGTTATACATTTGATGCTCATACAGTTACCTCAGTTGTTGATTCAAAAACGTCAAGTGTAACCCATTTTTTAGGGAATAACATTTCACGACCACGAAAGTCTGCAATGTCATATGTTGGATCATCAACAAGGCCAATCAATTCGACTTTATTATCAAAGTCGCGCAATACAAGGTCATATTTGTATGCTTTAGGAAGTTTAGTATTTGTTTCAGCAAGTTGTTTTGCAACTTTAGTGATAATGCTCATAATGTACCTTTCATTACTTGTTGTACTTTAATTCCACAATTTTTCAAAAAATCAATTCCAGCTTCAGTTCGATATGTTTCTTGGTAATAAACCTCCTTGATTCCCGCTTGATGTATAATTTTAGCACAATCTAGGCAAGGTGCGTGGGTAACAAATAAACTTGCACCTTCACTGGAATTAGTTGAGCGTGAAACTTTTGCAATTGCGTTTGTTTCAGCATGAAGTACCTCTGGTTTCGATTTCAATCTCAGCCAACCATGAACGGTTTCAGTGAAACCATTTTCTATCAACCATTCATCCGTATAGTAACATTCTTCTTTTAATACATATTCTGACAATTCACAGTTATTTTCCCAACCGGAAGGCATTCCGTTATATCCGATACCAATAATTGTGTTGTCTTTGACGATTACACATCCCACCTGTAATCTTTGTGCGGTAGAAAGTTCAGCATAAACTCTAGCTGCTTTCATATGTGCTCTAATATACTTTTCTTTCATAATAAGTAAGTACTCACTTCATTGTGCGGGCACGACGAAAAATTAATCTTCGATGTGTTTCTTTTTAAATTCGATTTTTGGCGCAATGATCGCCTTGATCATCTCTTTTTTATAGTCGCGCTTATAATCACCTGTCATTGAAGATAAAATAATCTTCAAAGTTTTTTTCATTTTAAAATTAGAAGTAGATTTCATTACCAAGCCCATGATACAAAAGAATAACGAGTGCCTTTTTTGACTATTTTGACCTCGTGTGGATATAAGAAGTTTGAAGGAAAAATCATAATATGTCCAGCAGGTAAAATCATTTGAGTATCGCGCCAAAAAATCAATTCGCCGCCTTCATAATCATCATTCAAACCACCAAGAACGGTTAATGTTGGTATACCTTTTCTAACACCATCGAACATTGAATGTATATGATCACAGTGTAATTTCATTTGCGTATCTGTACGATATCGATTAAAACGTACTTCAGAATAGCCATTCCAACCACTAAACCACGGTTGAAATCCCATATCTGATAAATTAACCATATACTTTTGTAGAGTATTCCAAATTTCTTTCATAATCACATCTTTGGTTGAAATTTGTGAATATGCTATGTCAAGTTCATGTTCATATGAATGATAACTGTCTGTAGTTGCAGAATAAAAAGAATGCTGTGAAAATTCTTTTTCCTTTTCTTCCAATTCTAGAACAGTTTGCTTACAAATGTCAAGAGGTAAAACGGGATATATTTTAAGGTATGTTTGTAGATTTTTATCCATTATGAAGTCCTAAAATGGGGCTTGCGCCCCATTTATCATGCGTCTTGAATACCGTGTTTACTATTTTCTTGTAGTAATTGAGGTTCAAATGTTTTTAATTCATTACCAATTTCAATACGAATTGGTTTCTTCTCTTCTGGAACAATATTTTCCAGTTCGATACGAAGAACACCATCTTTGATATTTGCAGAACGAACTTGAATTGTGTCAGCAATACGAAGTCGTTTTACAAATGAACGTGCCGCAAGACCATGATGTAGATAATTTACTGTGACACCAACCCCAGTATTTTCTTTTTGTTGTGCTTGAATAACTAATTGACCATCAGCAACCCAAACATCAATCTCATCTTTAGCAAATCCAGCTACAGCCACCTCAATAACGTAATTATTTTCATCACGTTTATAGAGATTGTATGGTGGATAATTTGTTTGCTTTGTGTCACTATTCAAAATAGTTTCAACATCACGTAGAAAATTCTCAAAGCCAAGAGTTTGATTGAACAATGGTCCAAAAGCAATACGTCCTACTGTCATATTTTTCTCCTTAATAAGCAAGTTAAATTGCGTGACCCCGAAGGCATCACGACTTACTTGACAACATGAAATGCGTTTCTGTTGACAAGATAAGTTCTGTTGGGATTATTTTGGTTGAAGACCTGAATAAATTCATTGGCACCTTCTCTTATTACATTATTATAATCCCGAGTATACACTTCTTCTTGTGTATACTTATTAACTAGTTTTACCAAATTGTTTTTCACTTTGCCCATAATATATCACCATCACTCTACTTTACCTTTTTTACCGATATTATATTTGGCAATTAATTCCCAATCGTCCTTCTCTTTAAAAGAGATAATTTTTATCTGATGAATTGGTGCCATATTATTTTCAATAATATCATAATTTGCAATTTTTAGCAAGCCCCATTCTTCAAGTAAATTGGCAATAGCATTGCGTCTTTGTATATCGTTTTCGGTAATTGTTGATAATTTACCGTCTAGTGCAAATAACTCTTTGAAATGTACGATGTAATACTTACCCTGTTTGTGTAAAATGTGGCAAGATTGATAAAGTACCCTTTCTTTCCTACTAGAAACACCAATTCTCGTAAGCGTTTCTCTAATTTTAAGGAAGTCATCCTGATGATTCAGGTTAACTTCAACGAATTTTGATAAATCAACCATGTCATTTCCCTAATCCACCTATGAAGGTTTTTTCTTTTATTTGTTGGATTTGTTCTTTACTTAGGAGGCGCAAAGCTTCTTTTGCTTTGCTGTCGGATAGGCCATAGACCAGCTTGACAGATTCCAAATCATCATTTTTTTCCGACTTTGCCCACTTCGCAAACGACCTTTTCATAGGCCTGACAGTATTTAGCAAAAAGTCATTTTGCATCTTTTTGTCTAAAAAATGTCTGCGATTCATCTCATTTGCAAACAAAACACAGTCTTTGTGCTGGGAAAGTGCACGGTTTATCAAGAATGGTTTGTAACCAGATTCGGTAGCATCATCAACAATACGTTGTTTCTTGTCCTTGAGTATTGAATTTGCGTAGTCAAAAGGATCACTCATTTATTAAGCACCCAATCTTCAGCAAATTCTTCAGCAGTTTCTTGGTGATCAAACATTTTCTCATCTTGAGATTCAAAATAAGAATCTATTAGAACCACCCGGAAACCGCCAAAGGTTCTGGAAAAAACCATAGCGTGTTTTATTCTATCTTCAGAAAAATATTCACTAGTTATATTACTCATATTATCTCTTCACTTTTTTTCATATGCAGACTGTGCATATTTGGTAAGTTCTTTTACCTCTTCGGTTGTTAATTTCCTAATTGGTGTGATGGCATCTTGATCGATTGGAATTACAACCATTTTATTCCCATACTTAGTTGTATATCTTTCGGATTCCTCAAACTTTTTCGGGTCAGCTTTGAATAACCAACCACCCCATTTATATTTGGGTGAAATAACAGGTGGTATAGAAACAAAATACAGTTCATCGACAGAGCGACATTTTCGTATCTGGTTTTCTCTAAAAGTGAAAGCATTTTTTAACACGAAAGGTTGTTCTGTTTTTACTTCCACTTTTTTACCATCAACCAATAAATCTTTTTCACTATCATAATGATCTAAAGATTCTTGGACGTGTCGACCAAGATTGTTCAAATGATTGATGACAATCTTCTCTCCTATTCTACCAAGTATGGAAATTCTCTCGTCATTTTTCATTTTCTAACTCAAAATCAAAGAAAGCCAAATATTCTCTTCTACGTATTTGTTTATTTAAAGTTGGCTTTAGTTCAAAAATTAATTGATCTTCAACATCTTCAATCGAAGGCATCGTAACCTTGTTCAAAAGATTTGTATCCACTTCATGAATTTTTACTGTCAAGTCCGAATAATCATTAAAGTACTTTGAGTACTTCTCACCCGCCGAATGACTCTCATCAACTCTTTGTGTTCCTCTTGCGCCTGCGATGAATCTAGAAATTCTATTTCTAATGGTTGAGCCTAAGGCGTAACCAATATAAATTGGTTTATCATTTTTATAGATGCAATAGATGCCCCGCGTATTCATATCAATACTACCATCACAGTAAAATCCATGTGACGTTTCAAAGTTTGGTGTGATACGTGAGCCTGATTGCTGACTAAATGATTTTCTAATTTTTTTAGTGAAGTCTGCTGGTTCCAATTGTAATTCTCCAAATAAATTCCTGATCATTTGAACTCCGCATTGGCCATAATCTCCGTCAAACATGCCACTAAATTAATTTCAGAATCGGCAACAAAAGCCTGCTTATACTGATAATCTGCAAGAATTAAAATCACAGGAGGTATACTGTGTGGTTTGAGAATATCATACAAATTATCATACAACTTTCGGAAGAAAGTGGCGTTGTCGATATCATTCGAACTGGCCCATTTCCTAATAGAGGTAAAATCTTTTTCTTTTAGGTGTTTGATAATTTGTGTGATAGAGATATCTCCAATCTGAGAAAGAATACCGATATCAATCTTTCCCAAATTGGAATATCTTTGTAGTTCATTAATTACACGACGAAAATCTGGAAAATGTTTTTTGATAAACTCAGCAATAACTTTGTCATCATATTCAACATGTTCCTTTTCTAGAACATCTGTGATACGTTTGAAGAATGATGATGCCATTTTGGTCTTTTCATCATTCTTCAAAGTAAAATCGACACCTGCACATCTGCTGTGAAGAGGTTCAATTATTTTATTTTTGTAGTTACAAGTGAAAATAAAAGAACAGTTGACGGCAAATTCTTCGATTGCATTTCTAAGAATTGCTTGTGCGTTTGGAGTAAGATAATCGGCTTCATCAAGAATAACAACCTTACGACCACCATTGAAAGAAATGGTGGAAGCATAGGTCTTTATCTTAGTTCTGATTACATCAACACCATTCTCATCAGAACCATTGAGCATCATGTAGTCGCAGCCTATCTCGTTGCATAGTGCTTTGGCCACTGTAGTTTTTCCTACTCCCGCTCCACCAGTCAGAAGAAGATTCGGTATCTGTTTTTGATTGACGTATTCTTGAAAAGTCGCCTTTAAACGTTCCGGAAGAATGCATTCTTCGATTGTTTGTGGGCGATACTTTTCTGTCCACAGGAGATGTTCCATAATTACCTTTCACATAAATCATAATATAATTTTTATTCAATCGTTTTCGTTCAGTTTTGCAATAACCTCTTCATATTTTTCTTTAACGTGCCAATCAGTTCCATTAACACCAAAGATAACTGTACGAGGTTTCAATTGAGCATCTTTGTCTGGTACAATCAACTCAAAAACCGAAGCCACTATTTCACGATTGATTGAAATTGGATCACCATCATATGCTTCAGAAGCATTTGTAAATTGTTTAAATTGTCCCATTAGCTTACCTTTTCATATTTTGAACCAGATTCAATTGCAATCCAATATTGAAGATTTAGATTCTTGTGTTTGAAGTGTGCAATACCTTTTGAAGAAATTTTGACTTCATAGGAACCAGAAATCATTTTCAGGTTTTCAATCTTAAACACAATTTTAAATTTATTTCCATTGCCAGCAGATACATCAACGGAATCTGTGTGTGAAGAATCGTTCTGCATATCAAAACAGGTAACAAAAATTCTATCACCATCAGACTCAACTGAGACAAAAGGTGAAGCTAGAACAGATGCAGCCCTCATGACCCAATCAAAATCCTCTTGAGTGAGATTGAAAGAAATCTCAGGATCAGGCATCGAAATTGGTTTATCTGGTGCAGATACGATCATATTTGGAGCACAGAAACGATATTTGATTTTGCTTCGTCCCTGTAGACCCGAAATTACAACAACATTATCTTCGAAATCCAAAACAGGATCATCTTTGTGTAAAGTCAAAACAGACAGAAAATTGTTAAGATCATATACACCAAAGTCTGTAGGAATTTCTTCAGCAATTGTTGCTTCAGCCATAACGTTTTTTTGGCCAGACACGGTTTTAATTGTCTTTCCTTTTTTAAACAATATGCCTTGATTGATTGATGCAAAGTTTTTTAGAAGTGTGATTGTGTCATTAGATAATTTCATAATTTATTTCCTCGTCAAATCGTGATTATGTAAAGCTAATATAGCATAGTGAACAACTTTCATCAAGTCATCTCGATTATATCCGTTCTTTTTACCATATCGCTGCGCATACTTTAAAATATTTCCAATGAAGAATCCTTCGCCATGCCCATTGTCGATAATGAATTCTGATGCTTGGAATTTATTTTGTGAGTAGTGTTGACCGTATGTCTTGTCGATGTATTCTTTCAACTCTTCAAGAATACGGTCTTCACCAAATTTATAATTGATCAAAGTCTACCAGTATACTGTGCAACAGCGGGCATGTTGCCAGTAAATGCATATGTACCGATATGCTGCGTCTTCATCCATGGACATAGATAAACTTGTCCACCGATCTTACGCCACATCTGACAGAACATATAGTCTTCTGATAGATATCGTTCAGAGCCGCCACCAACACAAGAATCAACGGTGTCAATTACAGTATCAAAGTATGCGTGAATGTAACGTGAACCATCGAAGTGTGCTTGACCAATGTGATCTGGTTTATATTTGATTTGTGGATAAGCATCTTTCATCTTATCAAATACACCCCGCTTGATCATCATATGACCAGTACCGATTTCCATAACTTCAAGAGGATCGGATACTTGGAATTGTTGTGTGCCTTTTACTACATTAAACACATATTCACCAACAAGATTTTCCAATTCTTTTGGATTTAAATCAGGATGTGTTCTAGCAGCATGTGCTACATTACCCCAATTAATTGATTTCTTAGGATAAGGACCACCAATAATATCTTTGTCGAGTGCCATCATAGCAACGATATCATTTGGATCAAAATGAATATCGGAGTCAATGAACATCATGTGTGTAAAGTCTGTGCGTAAAAATTCATCGACAAGATAATTACGTGCTCGGGTAATTAGTGATTCATTGAAAAGGAAAGAGAATTTTACTTCGATACCGTAACGCATCATTACGGTTTGTAGGTCGAGACATGATTTAATATAAAGTCCATGAGCCATACCACCATACATTGGTGTTGCTACGAACAATTTATTTTTTCTCAAATCATCAAGGTTTACTTGTATTTGCATAGTTTATCCATAAAAAAGAGTGAAAGCATTTGTTTTAATATATATGCTTTCACTCCACCATTTTTCATATCTTATTAGGCAAAAACTTCGGCGCCTAGTACTGCATGTGCTGCTGCAATCATTTCTTTAGTTGGTCTACCGAGTTTGTAATAAGAAACACGACGACCATCAGAAAGAACTTTTTTGCTGGTATAAATGCAGTGACCTTCAGCACGAAGTTCTTCGATGCGGGCGGCAACATTTGTAATACCGAAACGAGCACGTGCTTGTGCAACAGTTAGGGTATTTTCACCCCTACTTTTTGATAGGTAGTTAATAATTTTGCTTTTAGCGGACATTCAAAATGCTCCATAAAAATAGTCGCACGAATATAGGTAAAAGTAGAGGCGACTTTTCTCTACATTGCAAAATTATATAAAAAAAAGAGGCAGCATGTCAATGCTGCCTCTATCAAAATTGAAACTATTGCCTGTTAGAATGGCATTTCTTCCATTGGATTTTCTACTTTTGGTTCTTCTACTTTCTCTGCTGGCTTATCATCACCCGCATCAACCTTAGTATACAAATCGTAGAATGTAGCCGAAGTGTCTGCATCAAAACGTGCCAAGCAATACTTAATTGCTTTCAGTTTGTCGTTATAGATACCATGAGTCTTAACAATATGTACCAGACGGCGGGTAGAGATAACTTCATCGCAACCACCATCGGCAAACGTATTACGAATTACGGTAGCCCATGTAACAAGTTTCTTAGCAAAGTCTGCATCGTCACGACCAACCGACTTCAGTTCTTTCTGAATGATTTTGGTTTCAACACGTGCAGGTGGCCATTCCTGTTCCATGGTATTAGGGAAACGCTCAAGAAACGCTTCATTCAAAACATTGGTGAACATATAACGACCATCTTCGGAACCTTTACCTTTGGTGTTAGCAGTAGCAAACACAGTAAAGCCGGGTGCTGGAGTCACCAGTTCATTCTTTTTCTTCAGCAAGAATGGTTTACCTTCGAGCACACGCTGTAGACACGAAAGATTCTGTGCACCATAATCAATCTCATCGATACACAGAACAGCACCTTGACGTGCAGCAACAGTCACAGGACCATCACGCCATTCCATTTGACCATTAATCAGAACATAGTTACCAAGCAAATCACCTTCATCAGTATCTGGTGTCATTGATACGCAAACAAATTTGCGTTTTGCTTTGGCACATGCCTGTTCAATTGACATAGTTTTACCGTTACCAGAATGTCCAGTAACAAAAACAGGGAAGAATGAATTTGATTCTACGATTGACACAATATCGGCAAAGTTACCGAATGGCACATAGTTTTTATATTCAGCAGGAATCAAATTTTCAATTTCAAGGTCAGTCGTAACATTTGAAATACGATGACCGGCTTCTGGTTTTGCCATGGGAATTACTTGCGCAACCATGTCAATGGTTTCGACAACATCATCTTGATTTTGAATTGCTACAGGTGTACCGGGAACCCGGTACACACCACGACGAATTTTATTATCTTCTTCTTTCGTGAACCACTGAGGAACTGGGATATCCAATTCGTCAGAAATGTTACGAATATCTTCGATAGTAACTTCAGTTTTACCACTTGTTACCAGTGCATCAAGAAACTTTTGACGTTTTTCTGCACGACTTGCCATAATATAAACTCCTAATGATATTGAAACTACATTATAGAGGAAACTAACCACCTTGTCAAGTGGTTAGTTACCATTAAGTTGCTATCAAACCGATGAAACGAGACACCAGAACCCGATTTACTTGCCGTGCTTTGGTATATTTACCGAAAGCTTTGGTCAATGTGTTTGCACTAATCACATCAGGTTTGTCAAACGAATCGTCACCAATATCAAGGTCATCACCACCAGCCAAGATAAAGAATGATTTGTATCCAGGATTTTTAGATTCCAAGAACTTTTCTTTACGAAGAATTTTACCATACTTCGTTACAGCATCGGAATATTCGCCACCATAAGCATTTTGTTTTCTAAATTTATCAATCTCTTCATTGAACAGTCTGCGTTTTATTGCACCTCTCATATGATTATCTGGTGCAAGATAAAAACCAATGATATTTGCGCCAGTAGTTTTCATCAACCAGTCACCAATAGCAGCACGAACTCCATCACCATCCGTTTTTACTGGTATCTGAAGTTTATTTTTTGGGTCACAAATAAACACATTATGAATGTTCGGTCTAAAATATGATTGACCACCATTGGTATTTACATATCGATGGGTTTCATCAGCATCACCATCATGCACCACACACAGGTTAACAATATCAAGATTGTTTTGTTGACGAAACTCGTTGATTAGTGTTTGCGATGCAATCAAAGCTTCGGTCAATGGTGTAGCAGACAAACATTCGGAAACAGTACGACTAAAATGTCTGCCACCAGAATAACGACCTGACCACGAATCTGCAAGGCATAGAATGTTTTTCATTGACCTTGAAAATTCTGCATTACTCATCTTAGAGTTAATCATTTCACGCAAAAATACCGTAGACACTAATAGTTCGGATGTTTTTTCAGTAAAGCAACCGTGACTTGATGTGCCATGATACTTGCGTTTTAAATCACCATATTCATCATAGATACCATCATTTGGATAATCCATTGCTCGAACGTTTTCAGCATTACCAAATCCATATGCTGCAAAAGGGATGTTTACTTTACGGCAGAACATAGCCAGAACCAAAATTTGTTCATATGATGCAGCAAGATTTTCAGACATCGAACCAGACTTATCGATCAGCAAAATCAAACCATGTGATTTACCTTTGGGTACACGC